TATTCCTGTTGAGGGAGCAAACAACGATCCTAGTAATCCAGGCGATGCACAAGTCTGAAAACAAACACACTAGGAGATTAATATGAAATTGATTAACACAATTAGCTTTCTTGCGCTGCTTACAGCTTATGACAGCGGTTCACCCGGTTGGAAAGTAGATTCCGAAGGGAAAATGGTTCTCAAAGATGGCAATCCTATTTATGTTGATATTAACGGTCGTGAGCAGACCGTTGGCGGTGATACAATCAGCAACTTGAGAAAAGAAGCTCAGACAAATCGTGAACGTGCTGAAGCAGCGGAGCAAAAGCTGAAAGCTTTCGACGGTCTTGATCCTGAAATTGCTAAGAAAGCTCTCGATACAGTAAAGAATATCGATGCTAAAAAACTTATCGATGCTGGCGAAGTCGAGAAAGTAAAGAATGAAATTAAAACCGAATTCACCAATCAACTCACTGAGAAAGATAACGCGAATAAGACTCTGCAATCGCGTATTGATAATATGCTTATTGACGGTGTTTTCTCGAATTCCAATTTCGTTCGTGATAACATCGCTGTCCCCAGTGACATGTTTCAGGCGACGTTCCGTAGTAACTTTAAAGTGGAAGATGGCAAGCTGAATGCTTACGATAAATCTGGCAATCGCCTGATGAGTAAGCAACGCGCTGGTGAATATGCTGATCCCGAAGAAGCATTGCAATTGTTGGTGGAAATGCATCCGCAAAAAGATGTTATCATGAAAGCCAATGTCGGTAACGGTACTGGTAATGGTGGCGGCGGAGGCAATCGCGGAACTGGCCGTAATATTAAACGTGGTGAATTTGATAAACTCGGCCCCGTGCAGAAAGCAGAGATTTCCAAGAAAGTTTCCGCTGGTGAAATGACCTTGACCGATTAATTTATTTATCGTATATTTACATTGCATCGTTTTGGATGAAACGAAGCGCTAAGGTTGGATGACCTCAAGTTTTTGGTTAAACAATTGGCGCTTCGTTTCTTCTTTTTCATGGAAGTTGCGCCGCTAAAAGAGGTGTAATTTTATGAAAAATACCAATGAGAAAGTTAAAACTTTCAACATTCTTTCCGGTGCATATGCCGGCGCAAATACTCTGACCGGCTTGATCCCTGATCTGTATGCTGGTCTTGATGTAGTTTCCCGTGAACTCGTGGGTTTCATCCCGTCCGTTAGCCGTGATTTCAGCATGGAACGTGCTTCCGTAGGTGAGAACATTACTTATTTCGTTGCACCTGCGATGTCTGGTTTCGACGTTACCCCGGCGATGGCTGTCCCTGAACCGACCGATCGCACGATTGGTACTGGTCAAGTTCAGATCACCAAATCGCGTGGTGTTAACTTCGGCTGGGTCGGTGAAGAACAAAAAGGTCTTAACAACGGCCCCGGTTATCTCTCTGTTCAAGCAAACATGTTTGCTCAAGCATTGCGCACGCTCTGCAACGAAATCGAACTTGATCTCTCGACGGAAGCATATCAGAACGCATCTCGCGCTTTTGGTACTGCCGGCACGACCCCGTTCGGTAGCAACGTTGGTGAAACCGCCCAGGTCAAAAAGATTCTTGACGACAACGGCGCACCTCTGACCGGTCGTTCGCTCGTTATCGATACGAGCGCCGGGGCTGCACTTCGCACTCTCAGCAACCTGACTCGCGTAAACGAAGCGGGTACGAACATGACGCTGCGCCAAGGTGAGTTGCTTGATCTGAATACTTTCTCGATCAAAGAATCTGCTCAGATCATCACCCATACCAAAGGTACGAACAACGGTTCGGCCTCGACCAACAACGCCGGTTATGCGATCGGTGCAACGACAATCACGTTGGCTTCGGCTGGTACTGGTACGATTCTGGCTGGTGACTACATCACTTTTGCCGGTGATACGAATAAATACCTGGTTATCACTGGTGACGCTGATGTGTCCAACGGTGGCAGCATTGTCATTTCGGCTCCTGGTCTTCGTCAAGCAATCCCGGCTTCTAACACTGTAATCACTACTGTCGGTACTTCGGCACGTAGCATTGGTTTCAGTCAAGATGCGCTGGTGCTCGTAGCCCGCGCACCTGCGTTGCCTGCACAGGGTGACTTGGCTCTTGATCGCATGATGATCCAAGACCCGCGTTCGGGTTTGGCGTTCGAAGTATCGCTGTATCCCGGCTATCGTAAAATCCGCGCTGAAGTAACCTTGGCGTGGGGTAAGAAAGCCGTGAAGCGTGAACATATCGCCGCGCTGCTTGGTTAATCTCCTAGTGTGTGTCGATGGTTCCCCCACGGTTAATTGCTCCTTTCCGTGGGGGAATTTTATTGACGATACCGTAAAAACTGGTATTCTATAAATACTATTTTTCAAATCAAGGAGATGTTTTATGAGTCATCAAGTACCCACGGTAAAAGTAGTTCGCAACGGTCAAGTGTTTGTCATCAACATGACGGATTTCGATTCTGAACGCGATGAATTGGCAAAGGGTGACGAACTACCGCCGCTGCCTCCGCTCGATCCTTCGCAAAAAGAAATGCTTTTTGGCAGCAGCAAACAACCTTCAACTTGGACGTTGCCGGATGGTACTGTTCTACAGTTGGGTACGGTTGTTGCCGAAGCCCATAAACGCAGTGGCATGTCTGTTGAAGAATGGAACAGTCAACCGCAGGACGCGATTGAAGATCGTATTGCTGAAATCGTTGCTGAAATGGTTCCGGCTCCGGTTCCTTTCAAAGTGGCAAAGCGCGGTAGTGGCACGGCTACTAAATTCTTCATCATGAGCAGCGAAGGTACTCAGGTTGGTACGGATGAGTTCGCAACCGAAGCTGAAGCATTGGCAAAACTGGAAGAACTGAAAGCCGCGTAAAATGACCTACGGAACAGCAGAAGGCTTTGCAGAATACCATGAAGCGCGGGGTCGTGAGATTCCCGCAACGTGGGACGATGAATATATCGATGCTGCACTGCTTTCTGCGTCCGAATGGATCGATGGTGTATACGGGCCTTCTTTCATCGGTTACAAGACTGGTGGTTTTGAGCAAGAACGCGAATGGCCGCGTACTACCGCTACAGTAACCAGTTCCACTCCTAATTTTACTTTTGAAACCGACGCGATTCCTGATCGCGTGGTCAATGCGACATATGAAGCCGCGTGGCGACAAGCATCGACACCCGGTTCTTTGATGGCGGATTATACGCCTGGAAAATACAAAAGCGTTACAATCGAAGGCGCGATCAGTGTTGACTATCGCCAGTTTGATAACGCTTATGAAATTCAAGCGCAGATCGGCGCAGTCGATACTTTACTATGGCCGCTGATCGATGAATATTCCGGTGGTAGAAACAGCAGTCTTTCTGGTGGCTCGATTCGTGTATGACCATTTATGATGAGATGAAATCTGTTGGTGTTGAACTGCTCGGTGAATTTAAGCAGGGAACCGTTAAACTGATTCAGATTGTCGCTGGAACTGGCCCTGATGATAATCCGGGTGAACCTACCGAAACCTCTTATATCCTCGATGCAGTCGTGCGCGGCGCGCCATTTAAATATATTCGTGACGGGTTTGTCACTGCAACCGATATGATGGTTACAGCCGCGATCATCGAAGGTTTGACACCGAGTAAAAATGATTTCATTGAAATTGATGGCGTTCGGTGTAAAATTATCGAGGACGTGAGCGCACCGGGCGCAGGTACAAGAGTTGTGTGGAAATTCCTCGTCCGTAAGTGAGGACGTATGGCAATTTATTCTAGTCTCCACCAACTTGAACTTCTGAAGATACCGGAAGTTCAACGTATATTTCTCGAAGTCATGCAGGACATCGTGGATAACGCCATGCTTCAGGAAATGATTGCGGCAATCGAAGCAAATGATGCTGAACGTCTTTATCGAGCAACCGGATTTAGTTCTGCGGCGCTTGGCCCCATTCTCGATTCCATCGAACAGATTTATCAAGATGCTGCGGAAACGACCGTGGCTGGTTGGCCTAAGAGAATTCGCACGCCTGAAGGTCTTGTCATATTTCGATTCGATATGCGCAACCCGCGCGCTGAACAGGATTTAAAAACTATTTCAAGTAAGCTTGTTGCGCAAATAACTGAAGATGTGCGTCAAAACGTTCGTAATGTTTTACAGCAAGGTATGATCGACGGCGCTAATCCACGTACTACGGCGCTTAATATCATCGGTAGAGTCGATCCTGTAACGAAGAAACGTATAGGTGGCGTGCTTGGGCTAACTGAAAATCAAGGCAATTGGGTTCGCAGCACTCAGCGTTATCTTGAAACGCTTGATCCAAGATATTTCAATCTTAAATTACGTGACAAGCGTTTTGATAGCCTTGTGCAAAAAGCTATCGATTCAGGAAAGCCGCTTTCTCAAACTGATATTGAACGATTGCTTACATCTTATAAAAATCGCGCACTTAAATATCGTGGTGATTCGATCGCACGCACGGAAACTATTCAGACTTTGAATCGTGGTGAATATATGGCGAATTTACAGGCTGTAGAGCAAGGTCTTATTTCGCGCGATGCTATCACAAAAGAATGGGATGATACAGGTGATAGGAAGGTACGTTCTACACATCGTTCTCTTGCTGCAAAATACGGAAAAGAAAAAGGCATCGGTCTTGAAGAACCTTTCATATCTACATCAGGCGCGCGATTACTTTATCCTGGTGATAGCAGTCTCGGCGCGCCGGCAGAAGAAATTGTAAATTGCCGTTGTCGCGTGCATATTCGCGTTGATTGGTTGGCAGGAGTAGACTGATGGCTATTCAAGATTTTGAAACAAAAATAGACGAGTTTGTTATTAATTCAAAAGAACGAATGCTCGCGGTTGTACGACAGTCGATCAGTAATGTCGTCGAAGATGCTCAAACACCTGTCGCAAAAGGTGGTCGTATGCGTATTAAAACTGGTTTTCTACGCGCGAGTGGCGGCGCGAGTTTGAATGCGCCTCCTACCGGCCCGCGTCGTGGCGATCCCAAAGGTACTTACACATGGGCGGCAGAATCGGTAAACACCGTGCTTGCTAAAATGAAACTCGGTGATGCTTTCTACTTTGGCTGGACGGCGCATTACGCGAAGTATCGTGAAGTTTATGATGGATTTCTTGAAAGTGCTGCACAAAAATGGCAAACTCATGTTGATGCAGCTGTAGCACGTTTTAGACAGAAGGATTCAAACAAATGAGTGAAAAAGCAATTCTTGAAGCTTTACAGAAAGCAGTGATTGCAGCGGTGGCTGCTTTACCTTCTGAAGATCGTGTTCCGGTCAAATATGTCGGTCGAAATTTTACGAAACCGAGTGATGGAAGTGGTTGGCTCGAAGTCGTTCATATTCCCAATAATCAGCTTAATGATTCGTGGGGATCGGAGAAAACTTATCGCGGAATGATGCGTCTTATTTTACACTGGCCGATGAAAGACAAAGGCGCTTATAAACCGATAGAATTGATAGAGGACATTGCATCTTATTTCGTTAAAGGACGCAAATTAACTGATCAAGCATCAACCGTATCTATCATGATCGCTGATGTTCCTGACTTTAAAGGTGTGATGGAAGAACCACCGGAAATGATGCTCCCAATGAGTATAAGGTATGAGTTTTTCGCTGCTTGACAATTAACCTGTAAAAGCATATTCTTGATACTGCCTGGAATCGAAATGATTTAGGGCGCTGGGGTTGGATGACCTCGTTGTTTTGCATTATGTGAAAACGAGGATCATCTATGAAAAATATTTTAGCTATAAGCTTTCTTGCGAATCTTTCTGCATTCGCCAACTCCAACGCAGCATCCAAACTTTATGTTTGTGCAACTCCGCAAAATGTCGATCTTGATCAGAGTGGCTACGAAGCTTTGACTTGGGTTGAAATCGGCGCAGTTGGTAGTCGTGGTGAAGCCGGTACAGCAACAAATATTCTAACCTATAATACTTGGAATACTACTGTTGCTCAGAAAGCAAAAGGTATTTCTGACGCAGGTTCGCCCGATCTCGAAGTTGCACGCATTCCTACCGATGCTGGTCAGATTATTTTACGCGCTGCCGGTGCTGTTGGTAACAACAACAGTTATGCATTTAAAGAATTACGCGCAGATGGCGCAGTCGGTGCAACTGGCACGGTTATTTACAATCGTGGTCTTGTTTTAGGGCCGAAACGTCCTGGTGGTCGAAATGAAGATTTTGATGTGGAAGTTTTCACACTTGGTTTCCAGCAACAAGAAATTGTTGTGAACCCGACTGCGGCAGGTGTTGCACCTTACATGACTGCAATTCCCACTCTCAGTGGTACGTTTACGGTTGGTCAAACGATTACACTTGCGAACGGTACTTGGGCAGGCGATGCGACGATCGGTTACACTTATCAGTGGTATGCAAACAACATTGCAATTTCTGGTGCAACTGCATCGACGTTTGTACTCACATCTGCACAACTTACGAAACGCATTGTTGGTCGCGTAACTGCTACCAACGGCGCAGGTACGGCTTCTGCAACCACTGCACCGTCTACCGCTGTGTCGTAAGAATAAAATTTAAAAGGAGCAAACAAAATGGATTTAAGTACGCTTAAGCCGGGAGAACGAATTATTGAGATCGTTCATCCCGGCACTAAAGAACCTCTCGGAATTCGTGTTTCACTCGTCTATATTCAAGATGAAAGCACAAAGCGTCTTCGTCGCGCTATTTTAGATGAACGTCTGCGATTGGAAGCTAAAGGTAAGGGTTTCAAATCCGATAATATCGAAAACAACATGAATGAGTTGAATTTCGCCGTTATTAAATCCTGGGAATGGTATAATCCTACTGGTCAAAAAGGCGATGTAGGTTTCGATGAAGCGAAACATGCTACGTGGCGTGGAAACAAATCTCCCGAACTTAATAAGAAGAATGTATTTGAGATTTTCGATACTTTACCTTGGTTTCGTGATCAAATAAGTCAGGAAATGGGAGAAGAAGAAGCTTTTTTTCCCAACTGAAGGCCGAACTTCAGGAAGCCGTCCGGGTTTACGTTCGGTACGAAATCCCTTTGAATGATACTGGTGAGACAAGACGTGATCGTAATGAGCGCGCAAATGAACCTACGCCAGAATTCATTATTCCTGATGCCGGCCATTTTCTTTGGAATATTTATTTTAGAATTTCTGAAGCAGTAAGTCGCACGCATGATGGTATTTATCATTTAATAGCGCCTTCGGATTACGAAGCTTGGTTTGCTTTAATGGATATGCTTGTTTATCCAAATGAATATGATATTCTTATTGCAATGGATAGGTCTTATTGCGAGGAAGCAAATAAAGAGCTAGAGGACAAAAGGAGCAGACAACAAGAGGAACAGCAGCGCCAAATTGATCAGGCGAAAAATCAGCGGGCTAGAAGGGGAACAAAATGACAGATATAGCCGAACTTGCTTTCCGCGTGCAAACTGCCGAACTTGAAAAAGCTGCAAAAAATCTTGATAAAGTAAAATCTGCCGCAGCAGGTGTGTCTGCATCTGCTGCGGCAACCGCATCTGTTGTTGAAGGAGCAGCGGCACGAATTAATTCTGCTAAACTTTCAATGGCGCGCGCTGACCAGGCAGAAGCAACGGCAGCGCTTAAGCGTTTGCAGGCAAGTAAACAAGCAAGCGCTGAAGAAATAGCAGCGGCGCGCATATTACAAAATAAAACGAAATTAGCATTGGCTGATGCAATCGCAGAACAAAAGCGCGCGAAAGCATTGATGGATGCTGCGGCTGCTCAAAAGGCTGCTAACGCGGCGCAAAAGATGGCTTTCGGCGCAGGTTCTTCAGTTGGATTAGGGTCATTTGTGCCGAATGGCCCTAGACCTGTTAATCCTCCATCTATACCGCGTGATCAGATGCCAAATCGCTTCAATACAGCGAATATCGCGGCACAGTTTCAAGACATCGGTGTTACTGCTGCGATGGGTATGAATCCGCTCACTATTGCGTTACAGCAAGGTACGCAATTAGCGGCAATTATGAATTCAATGGTCAATCCTGCAAAGGGTTTGGCTGAAGCTTTAAAATCTGTTTTCAACGCAACATCTTTGCTGACGATCGGTATCGTAGGTGTTGTCGCGGCATTGTTACAATTTGTAAATTGGACAGCTTTAGCTAAAGCTGGATTATATGGCATAGCTAATGCAATTCAATTTCTCGCTCCTTATGTGATGGGAATTATTGCGCTTCTGGCTCTTTTTTATTCAGAAGCAATTATAGCTGGTATCGCAAGTGTCACTACCTCTTTGATTACTTTGGGCGGGGCTGCGCTTGTCGCTGGCGGTAAAATAGCTTTAGCTTGGTTATTGGCTCTCAGCCCTTTGCAGATGCTTATTCTCGGAATCGCCGTTGTTGCTGCTGCATTTCAAGCATTCGGCATTAATGCATTTGGCTATATTAAGACGGCTGTAAATAAAATTGTCGGTGCTTTTGTCGGTGCATATGAAACGATAAAAGCCACGTGGAAGATGTTACCCGCTGCAATGGGTGACATTGTGCTTTCTACTGCAAATATTATTTTGAAAAAAATAGCCGACCTAATCAATGGTTTTATCGATCTCTTGAATCAGATGTTCGATAATTTACCTGATTGGGCAAAACCTGAAGGTGGAAAAATAACTTGGAAAGTAGATTTACAATTCAACAATCCACTTGAGGGACAGGCCGCTGCTGCTGGTAAGATCGCTGCTGAAGAATTTAAGAAAGCGATGGATACCGATTACGTTGGTAAAGCAAACAAAGCGATTCAAGGTGTCGCAGATTCGATCGCAGGAAAGATTCGTAATTTTGCATCTGGTTTAGGTCAAG